ACATGGCCCTTCTCGGATCCCGCGTGCTCATGGACGAGCTCAAGCTCGCCGAGGCCGCGGAGACCGCGCGGACCCATCGCGCCGGAGAGGCTTCGGTCCTGGCTTCGCTCGCAAACGCGGTATCCGATGGCTTCAAGCGCGCACTCAAGATCCTCACGGAATGGGCGGGCGCCGATTCCTCCAGTGTCGTGTTCAAGCTCAATACCGACTTCGTGCCCGAGGGTATGAGTGCTCAGGACATTCAGGCGCTCATGCTCGCGTGGCAGGGCGGGGCGATCTCCAAACAGACGCTCTTCGAGAACCTCCAGGCCGGGGAGATTATCAGGCCCGGGAAGACCTTCGAGGAGGAGCAGGCCGAGATCGACGAGGAGCCTCCGGATATCCCCGCGCCGGCTCCGGTTCCGCCAGATCCCGATGAGGAGGCATCTCCCGCATGACCTCCAACGGCACCAGCCTCAACGATGGAATCCTCCACGCCCACCGCCTCGAGCGCTACAAAACCGCCGAGGTCGTTGCCGTGCAGAAGCTCCTCGCTCGGGCTGACGCCGAAATCAGGTCCATGATCGAGCGGTCGGGCAACCTCTCCGAATGGACGCGGAAGCGCCTCGATACCCTCCTCGTCGAGATCGGCAAGGTTAACGCGGAGTGGGCGGGCGACCTCGAGAAAACCATCGTCTCCGACCTCAAGGAATTCGCCGGTGCTGAGGCGGAATGGCAGGGGAAGAACCTGGAGAAGGTGATGCCGCTGGATTGGCAGACGGAGCGCCCCTCATCGACGCAGGTATTGGCCGCGGCGACCGATCGCCCCTTCGCTGACGGAACGCTCCTCAAGGACGCGCTCAAGGGCATCGGCGCAGGCCGGCAGAAGCGCATCGATCAGACGATACGCCGGGATACAGTCCTCGGGAAGACGACGGACGAGATCGTGCGCGACCTCTTCGGAACGCGGGCCGCGAACTACCGAGACGGCATCATGCCGGGCTACTCGCGCAAGGACGTCCAGTCCATCGTCCGCACTGCCGTTTCCCACGTTGCGAGCGCGGCCCGGGAGATGACGTACCAGGCCAACGACGACATCATCAAGGGCCTCCAGATCGTCGAAACCCTCGACCCCGACACCTGCCTCGAGTGCATGGCTGACGACGGCCGCGAGATCGAGATCGATTCGCCCGAACAGTACCCGATCCATTACAACTGCCGGCGCACGACGGTGCCCGTTCTCAAGAGCTGGCGCGAGCTCGGGCTCGATATCGACGAGCTCCCCCCGGGCACGAGGGCGAGCCTCGACGGGCAGGTGTCGTCGAAGCTCACGTACGGCGATTGGCTCAAGGATCAGCCGGAATCGGTTCAGCGCGAGGCCCTGGGCCCGGCGCGGTACGAACTTTTCGCTTCGGGCACCCCGATCAACGCGTTTTCGGTTGATGGCCGCGTGCTCACGCTCGACGAACTCAAGGGGGCGGCGTGATCGCCCTTTTAGGTTGCACTCGCCCCGGGCGCGATCCCGGGATCATCGGCAGCGCGGCCGTATCCGCGTACACCCGACGCGGCGGGAATCCCGCGAATACACCGGCAGGGCGGCACCCTGAGGAGAGCAGAGCATGAAGTCGATGAAGGAGCTCATAGACGAGCTGAAGGCGGAGATGGGGAAGGGCGAGAAGGCGGACAAGGCCATTCTCGAAGAGATCGTCGAATCGATGACCTCAACGAGCGCGCGCGACGCGGCGATGTTCGATCGCTACAAGCGCAAGGCCGCCGCAATCGGCGACAGAAGCCCCGAAGACCTCGACCGCATCAGCGCGGAGAACGACGACCTCAGGCTCAAGCTGGACGAGCTGACCAGGCGAGCCGAGAAGGCGGAGAAGGAAAAGGCTTCCACGGAGAAGGCCCTCACCGAAAAGCTCGGGGCAAAATCGCAGGCTATCCAGCGGCTCGTGCGCGACGAGGCGCTCCTCAAGGAGCTGACCGCGAACGGCGTGAAGACGGAATTCCTAGGGCCGGTATCGGCCTATCTGCGCGACCGCGTCCAGGTCGACGAGGAAGCCATGCAGGCGTTCGGCGTCGGCAAGGACAAGGACGGCAAGGAGACAAAGAAGGCGCTCGCCGAGTACGTGAAGGAATGGGCCGGAAGCGATGAGGGCAAGCACTACGTCGCGGCATCGGCGTCATCCGGAGCGGGCGCGAGCGGGGGCGGGAAAGCGTCGTCACCCGCCGGAAAGATGAAGCGCGCTGCCTTCGAGGCGTTGTCGCCTACGGAGCAGCGAGACATCTCACTCAAGGGCGTAGTCCTTGAGGACTGAAACGAAGAAGGAGTAGATCATGGCTAATACGCTGACCGGGCTGATCCCGACCATGTACGAGTCGATGGACATCGTCTCCCGCGAGCTCGTCGGGTTCATTCCCGCGGTCTCGAGGAATTCGAATGCCGAACGCGCCGCGAAGGACCAGACGGTCCGCTACCCGATCGTCCCGGCCGTGACCGGCGCGGCGATCACCGCGGGCGCCGCCCCCGCCGACTCCGGCGACCAGACCATCGGCTACGGGGACATGACCATTTCCAAGGCCTACGCCTACCCCGTGCGGATCACCGGCGAGGAGGAAATGGGCCTCAAGACGGGCGGTAAGTACGCCGAAATCGCGCGGGATCGTTTCGCGCAGGCGCTCCGCGCCGCCGTGAACGACGTCGAGGCCGACATCGCGGCCCTCTACGTGGGGGCTTCCAGGGCCTACGGTACCGCCGGGACCACGCCCTTCGGCTCGTCCTTCGATGACGCGGCCGAGATGCTCAAGATCCTCGACGATAACGGCTGCCCGGCTACCGAGCGGTCGCTCGTCCTCAACACCTCCGCGGCGCTCAACATGCGCAAGCTCTCCGGATACACCTCGGCCGCCGAGGCCGGGTCCGACGAGCAGCGCAGGCGCGGGATCATCCTCCCGCTCCACGGCTTCGACATCCGCCAGTCCGCCCAGGTCAAATACCACACCAAGGGCACGGCCACCGGATTCGATGCCGATGGCGGCGAGCCCGCCGGAGAGACCACCATCGTCGTGGACGGTTCCGATTCCGGGACCATCCTCGCGGGCGACGTCGTGACCTGGGCCGGCGACACCAACAAGTACATCGTCGCGTCCACCACCGCGTCGGGCGCCGCCTCGGGCAACATCGTCATCGCCAAGCCCGGCCTTCTCGCGCCCCTCGCCACCACGGTGGAGGGAACCATCGGGAGCAGCTACAGGGCGAACATGGCCTTCCACAAGTCGGCCATCCAGCTCGTCACGAGGCTCCCGGCCGTTCCGGAAGGCGGAGACTCGGCGGACGATGCGTTCACCCTCACCGACCCGGTGTCCGGGCTCTCGTTCGAGGTCCGGGGCTACAGGCAGTACCGCCGCGTGAAGTACGAGGTCTGCCTCGCCTGGGGCTGCGCGATGGTGAAGCCCGAGTTCGCCGGGATTCTCCTCGGCTGATCGTAAAAAGCGGGAGGGGCAACCCTCCCGCGACCATGAAACCCTGAAGGAGGGGAACCATGAGCAAGTTGACCGCGGCCCTCGCCACCGTCATCGATCGCATGAACAGCGTCGCGCAGAAAGTCAGCCTCGGGACGAGGCTCCGCACGCTGGAGCTCTATTCGCCGTTCATTTACACCTACGAGATCGCCGCCGACGCCACGGGCGCCCCGACGGCGTTCACCGCTCCCTACGATCTGCGCATTACCGACATCATCGCTGAGTCGCAGGCCTCCGAAAGCGGGGCCACCGTGACCCCCATCGACGCCGGATCCGCTGGCTCCGGAACCGATGCGATGTGCACGGCCATCGCGTGCGCCGCCGACGGGGCGGTCACGCACATGAGCGCCGGGGCCGACAACACGCATCTCCTCCTCTCGGAGGGGGACGTCGTCAAAGTCGATGCGAGCCATAGCACGGTTCGCGGGTTCGTGACCTTCATCGGCTACAGGGTGAGCTGATGATCATCGAGGACGGAACCGGCCTTTCAACTGCCGACGCCTACGTGGCACAGGCGACCGCGGATGCCTATCACCTCGCGCGCGGGAATTCCGCATGGGCGGCGGCGACGTCCGACCAGAAGAACGCCGCCATCGTCCGCGCGACTCAGGCCATCGACGGCATGTACGGCAAGGCGTGGCCCGGGATCAGGTCCTCGGAGACTCAGGCCTTGGACTGGCCTCGGGTTGACGCCTACGACGTCGACGGCTACGCGCTGACGCTGGTTCCGCAAGGAGTGAAGGACGCGGCTTGCGAGGCCGCGCTCCTCGAACTCACGGCGGGCACGCTCTCGGCATCAATCGACGTATCGGTCGAGGAGGTCCAGGTCGGTCCCATCAAGAAGCGCACGCGGACGGGCGGAGGCGGGCCGAAGACTTATCCTACCATCGCCCGATCGCTCAGGCGCATCATCCGCAGCACCGGCGCGAACGTTGCGCTCGCGAGGGCATGATGGGATTCTACGAAGATCTCCGCGACGGCACCGTCGGCCCTCTCATCGACGAATTCGGGCAGTCGTTCACCGGGACACGGCTTCCGGGGACGACAGCGCTCTACAACAAGAGCTTCGACAGCGCCGCGGGGAAGTGGATGTGGACCCTCATCGCCGAGCCGCACACGGTCGTCTACGTGGATCCCGGAGAGGTGCCGGAGGCGATCGCGGGGAAGCTCGTGGAGCTCCGCGAGAGCGACGGCTGGAAGCCGGGGACGCGGGTGACGGAATGGTCCTCGGCCTACATCTCCTCGACCCTGTTGAAGAAGGGCGACAAGCTCACGATCGCGGGGAAAGCGGTCGTCGTCGTTGACGTGCTGCCGCTGGCTCCGGGCGGCGTGGTGCTGTTCTGGGAGGTGTACTGCCTTGGGTAGCTTCAGCGCTTCCGTCAGAGCCCACGTGAAAAAGACCTCCGAAAAGCTGGACCTGATCCCTCGGAAGATTGCGCTCGAGGCCTTCAGGCGCATCGTCCTCAGGACTCCGGTCGGGAACGTTCGCAACTGGATCAAGCCGCGGGCCGGGTACGTGGGCGGGCGCCTCCGCGGCAACTGGCAGATCGGCATCGGCTCCGCCCCGTCGGGAGAGCTCCACCGCGTCGATGGCTCGGGGTCTCAGACCATTGCCGAGGGCACCTCGAAGATCGGCTCCTGGAAGCCTTCGGATAAAGACGAGCCGATTCTGATCGTGAATAACCTGCCCTATGCGGAGGCTGTTGAAAACGGGCATTCCAAACAGGCGCCGAGCGGAATGCTTGCTATTACCGTCGCCGAGTTCGACGGCATCGTGCAGGAGGCGGTCAGGTGAGCGGGATCGTCGAGCCGCTGAAGGCGCTGAAAACGCGGCTCACCGCGGCAAGCCCTGGCGCGGCAGTCCCGCCGGCTTCGGTCGCAG